CCCCGCCCCGCGTCCCCGCCGAACCGCAGGACCCCATCTAAAACCCTTTCGCGCGCAAAGTAAATAGTGAAGTCTACGAGGCGCGTTTTCGGGTGTGCCCCGGGGGCGTCTCTACCTTCGTGAGATTCCTCTGAGGGAGATCCCGGCCGTTTAGGGGGAAGTCCTTATACGCGGGCATGTCCTTGAACGCGGACACGCCAAACGCGCCGGCGTAGCGGGTAAACGCCTCCCAGGCCTCGATAGAAGGTCCCGGCTCTCGTCCATTCTCGACCCGGGCCATGAGCTCACGCGCGGCGCTTCCCTTTAGGTAGTACTCTCCCGAGAGACCACTAATCGGCATGGCGATCCACTTCGCCAAACGCTGCATGACCTTTCGCTCTGCCTCACGCTTTAGGCGCTCCGCCACGGACAGGCGTGGCCGCCCGGGCGGGCGGGTAGGCATACTTTCAGGTAGTTTGTCCAGGTTTAATCGCTGACGCACGTAGTCTTCGAGGCTCACTGAGATGGCAACCGCGGCAGAGTGAACTTTTACGAGATCTTCGGGGGAAAGGTGGAGTGTGATTGTAGCTTGTGATGTCATAGCCATTGGGCCTCCTTGGGGGTTCTGAGACGGCAATTGCCATATCCTGATATGGCAAATCTAGCGTTGCCATATCAACGAGAAACGCTACAGCGGTACGCCGAAACGGACCTCTTGAGATGGCGATATGGCAATTCTATACTTATGGTAAAGATAAGGAAATACTTAAAATAACTAGAAGGAGGGGGAAAGTGAAGATTCTAGGGAGGTACCCCTATATAGGGGCTGTTTTGCCATATCAGACGTTTGCCATATCATGAAGACGGTGAAACGTCGAAAGAATGAACTTCGCCCACGGGCCGCCGGCGTTCATCACCCTTCCAGGGCGCGCGGGAGGTTGGGGCGGCGCCCACGCGCGCGTTCTCCTAGAACTGGGTTCGGCGCTACCTTAGGGTTATTCACAAAACACGCAAACGGTGTGATGTGATGAACTACGATGCCAAAACGCTATCGCAACCCAGGACCGAAGAAGAAGCCACGGGGTAAGCCCTTCGCCAAGGGTAACAAGCTCGGTGGGCGCACGGCGCTTCCGCCCGATGTGAAAGAAGCGTTTCAGGCGATGCTCCCCGACGCGGTCAACGCGTTGAAGAACATCGTTAACAACCCGAGGCACCAGCGCCAGGAGCAGGCGGCGGAGTACATCGCGAACCGGGTAGGCGGGACGCCGCCCACGTCGGCACAGGTGCAGCTTTCCGGCCCCAACGGGGAGCCATTGAACGCAGGGCCGCCCCAGATCACGGTGTCGTTCTGTACCACCCCACTGTCGCTTGGCCGCGCGGAGGTCGTGCACATCGGGCCGGATGGCAAGTCCATCGAAGTTTCTTCGCCAATTCCCGACTCTGCCATCGAGCCCACGGCGCCGCAGGTGAGAAAGAAGGACTAGGATGCCCATGTTACGGGAAGAGTCGTTCGAAAACGTGGTGTGGTAGATGGTCTCCGCCCTCGTCAACCTGCAGCTGGCTCCGTGGGCGGAGGTTCTTATCCGAGAGCGGTCGCGCTACAAGGTCATCTGGGGCGGCCGCGGGTCGGGGAAGTCCTGGCAGATCGCGCGCGTGCTCATCCTCATGGCGATGTGCATGAAGCTCAAGGTACTTTGCGCGCGTGAGTTCCAGCTGTCGATTGCCGACTCGGTGCATACGCTCCTCGAGGAGCAGATCCGGGCGCTGCGCCTCTCGGGTTGGGACATCGGAAAGACCGAGATCACGTACTTACCCACGGGCTCGACGTTCTTGTTCTGTGGGCTCTGGCAGAACGTGGAGAAGATCCAATCACTCGAGGGGGTGAACATCGTCTGGGTGGAGGAGGCACAGAAGGTCTCAGACCACAGCTGGAAGACGCTTATTCCAACCATTCGCACGCGGCCTATCACGGGGTGGCCCGCTGAGTGGCCCCAGTCGGAGATCTGGGTCTCGATGAACCCGCAGGAGGAGACGGACCCAACCGCGAAGCGCTTCCTGCTGAATCCACCACCCAACACGATTCAGGTCAAGGTCAACTGGCGGGACAACCCCTGGTTGCCCCAGGAGCTCCGGGACGAGGCCGAGTATCTGCGTCGCGTCGACCCCGAGGAGTTCTACCACGTGTGGGAGGGTCAGTTCTGGTCGCGCGCCGATGCGCAGATCTTCGCGGGGAAGTGGGGTGTGCAGCCGTTCGAGCCCGGGCCCGATTGGATAGGTCCGTTCTACGGCATCGACTTCGGTTTCTCCACGACGCCCACGTGCATCGGGAAGCAGTGGGTCTACCAGAATTGCCTATATGTGGAGAAGGCCTATGGGGGTCTGCGCATCGACACGGTGGACCTGCCCGGGAAGCTCGACGAGATGCCTGAGATCAAGGAGTCTAAGGGCGGCTTCCTCTTCCGCGCGGACCCGGCGCGCCCGGAGACCATCAACTTCCTGAACAATGCGGGTTACTGCGTAGAGGGGGCGGACAAGGGACCAGGTAGCGTCGAGGATGGCATCTCGTTCCTGCACAGCTTCGAACGTATCGTGGTGCACCCCCACGCGAAGCTCGCGGAGCATGACTTACGGCTTTACAAGTACAAGGTGGATAAGCATACGGGTGAGGTCCTGAAAGAGGTCATGAAGAAGAACGACGATTTCATCGACCAGTGCCGCTATGCGCTCGAACCTCTCATCCAAGGGAAGTTCGGCAGCATGAATGACATCGTGTAAGGGAGAAACCCCATGGGAAGAAACGTAAAGACCTTCGGCGCCGCGCTCAGCCAGACCTCGAGGCCCGTCACGCCTCCTCCAACCCAAGAGGCGATGGACGCCGGGCTCTCTGACTTCGTATATGGGATGCAGCAGATGGCGCTGCAGAACCAGAAGGTAGGCATTGGGACGCCGCGGGACCAGCGTGCTTATTCGGACTACGTACCGACGGCGCCGATCCACCGCGTTGTCATCGAGGCGCTCTTCCGGGGGTCGTGGCTGGGTAATCGCATCATCTCGTGCCTCCCCGAAGACATGGTTCGCGCCTGGCGCAAGGTCAAGTGGGACGGGCTCGATGATAACGACACGGACGTCAAGATGGTACAACGCTTGGAGAAGAAGCTCCGGGTCAAGCAGAAGCTACTCTCCGCCTCGAAGTGGGCTCGCGCCTACGGTGGGTGCATCCTCATCCCGGTGCTGAGGTCTCAGCCCGACGAGGTCTTGGCGGAGCCCCTGGACTACGACCAGATCGAGAAGGACGACTTGGTAGGGTTTCAGGTCGTGGATCGCTGGCGTTGCAACAACGACGGTACCATCATCCGGGACCCACTCGACCCCGAGCTCGGGATGCCGGAGCGTTACCGCCTGGCGGAGTCATCGGTCTCGCTTCACCATACGCGGGTCATCCGGCTTGAGGGCCGCGAGATGCCTTACTTCATCTGGCGAGCGAATGCATTGTGGCACGACAGTGTACTGCAGATCCTCATTAATAACCTGAAGCAGTATGACTCGGCGGTCGCCGCGCTGACCACGATGATGTTCCAGATGAACGTGGACATCATTATGCAGAGTGGTCTGCGCGCGGCGCTAAGCACGAAGAACGGGAAGGCCAACGCGCTCGAACGCTTTCGTCAGTTCGTGCTCAACAAGTCGTTCAACGGGGTGGGTGTTCTGGACAAGGATACGGAGGAATATCAACGTCACCCGTATACCTTCAGCGGGGTGGACAAGGCCTTCGACAAGGTGATGCATGATGTCTGCGGTGCGGCCGACGTGCCGTTCACGCGGCTCTTCGGGCAGTCTCCCGCCGGCATGAATGCGACGGGGGAGAGTGATGACCGTCACTATTATGATCACGTGGCCGCGCGCCGAGAGGAGCACCTCGACCCTGCGTTGAACAAGCTCGACGAGTTTCTCATCCGCTCCGCCCTGGGGTATATGCCCGAGGGCTACGAGTCGGAGTGGCTCCCGCTGTGGCAACCCACCGATACGGAGAAGGCACAGACTGAAAACACCAAGGCACAGACGGCGCAGATCCACTGGAACATGGGTTGTGTGGATGAGGGTATCGTCGCGGGTGACCTCTACGCCCGGGGTGTCTACGCCGGAATGACGAAGCAACATGTGAAGGCCGCTCAGCGTGTCGCGCGTCAATCCGCCGCGGCGCAGGAACAGGGTTTCGCGGCCGCGGCGCAGGGAGGTATCACGAATTTACCGCCTGGGGGTCCGGGGAAGTTAGGGAAGAAAGCCCTGCAAAATCAAGTAGTTACACCCGAAAAGCTGGAGGATGAGGAGGACGAAAACAAGGGTGGTTAAGGAAGCGCGAGTGCCCGGGGTATAGTAGTGCCTAGCATGTAGGGAAGATGCTAAACGTCGTTCAACACGCCCTCTACCGACCGCATGTGGCGCGCCTGAGGGTGCGCCAGGGACGACGGTTGCGTCCGATTCGCGTGAGTCGACAGGCAGAGCTATGGTATCTCAACCGGTTGACTGAGGCGGTCGCTGCGTTTAGGCAGGCGGCCCGAGACGCGCTTTTGAAGGGTCCCGGGGCCCTTACCCCTCAAGGCATGGACGCCGCGCCCTGGGACCGCGCTCTGCGTGAATTGGCGCAGAGCGACGCGTTCACGTCTTTGCGCAAGCAGTCAAAGGACCTCGCCCGGCTCGCGGCCAAGCGAGCTCTGTTCTGGGTGGATGACCGGGTGGCGAAGGAGGTCAGCCGGTCTTTGGGCGTGGACGTGAGGGCGACGCTCACGGAGCACGGCCAGGTCGCGGATCGGATGCGCCAGTTCGTGGAGTGGAATACATCACTCATCTCGACGCTGCCCGAGCGCTTTCTCGAAGACCTCGGGGACAAGCTCAGTGACGCCTGGGCCTCGGGGCTCAGGGCGAAGGCGGTCGAGAGCATCGTGGACGACGTCATCGAGGCCGCGGGCGACAACTGTGAGGCGAACGCTGCGCTTATCGCCCGCGACCAGATGAACAAGATGAACGCTGCCTTCAACCAGACCCGGCTGCGCGAGCTCGGGATTCCCAAGTATCAGTGGCGGACGAGTGACGATGAGCGCGTACGTCCGGAGCATGCGGAGATGGAGACGGGTGGGGAGAACGGCGACGGCGTCTACTCGTGGGACGAGCCGGGGCCGCTTAAGGGCACGATCGACGGTCGGCCGTGTCACCCGGGTGAAGACATTCAGTGTCGTTGTGACGCGATTCCCGTCTTTGACCTCGAGGCGCTTGAGGCGGAAGCGGCTGAAATCCAAGGAGCTATGTGATGAGTGTACTCGCCCGGCTTGCACGTCGTGGACATAAAGGGGCGCAGGCCCTCGATGCGTTCAACCCAGACCAGCCCCGGGACGAGCGCGGCCGTTGGGGCGAGGGAGGTCCGGGGAGCGGCGCGGAGACGGCGTCTGAACACGCGGCGTCGGCGAAGTCACATCGAGAGGTAGCAGAGGAGCACGCGTCAAAGGGTGAGCACATGGCAGCCCAATCTCATATAGTGGCTGCGAAGTTTCATGAGACTGCAATGAGATTTTCGTCTGACAAATCTGCAGAGTCACGAAGCGCGGCTGCACGGTCAGCTTCAGTGCAAGCAAACCAGGAGTCTGCTAAGCTCGGTGCGGAGGCGGTCAAGAAGGACGATGAAACTGTCTTCATGCCCATGTCTAATGGAGGTAAGGGCAATCTTACTGTAACGACCGGCAAAGCACTCGGGTTAACAAATCGAGAAGCGCCAAAGGATGACCCTTCAATTGATTTGAACTCAGCATTGAAGGGAACTAAAGGGTGGCGTGAGCAGCGAGACCCGAGATTAGCGAAGGATCTTCGTACTACTCAAACCGAGATGCCAGCCTTCACTGGATCTGTTCGCACTCTCGCTCCCCATGCCTTCTCGGGACCGACTGGTCCACTTGTTGGGAACGAGAAGCGCCCTGAGACTCAGATGAGGAGTGACCCGCTTCGCCAGACGCAGAAGCTGGAGGCAGTAAAGGAGCTTAGTGTGAAGTCTCTGACTGAAAGGGAGCAGGCTTTCGGTCGGGCACTGGCGGCGTCTCGGTCAGACGCCAGAGTACTTCAGCAGATGGGGATGTCACGCGAGGAAGGTATCAAGACCGGCGCTAGAATCCGTGAGAAGCTTGGCATCGAAGAAGGGGGAAACCTACGCCAAGCATTCAAGACGAATCCCAAAGAGGTTCGACGTGACGCCGCTGCCGCGAGCGCAGGGCGCTGGGCTTCGAAGGCCACCGAGGTCAAGACTCGATCTTCAGTGACTGGTGTTGCGCAGACTCGTGAAGCCACAGCTTTGCGTGATTTGAAGTCTCGGCTAGACCGGGAACGCAACGAACGTCAAGCGACACGTATGACGAAAGGTCCGCAGACCCAAGAGGACCGCATCCGTATCGCCGCGAACGTTCGCGCGAAGGGTGATAAAGTCAAGGCGGAGCGTTTCATGGAGCAGGAGATGACGGCGTCGAGCCTGTCGAAGGCTAACGCGCTCTCCGCTCTAGCCGCGTCGCACGCGAGCCGGGGAAACCACGCAGAGGCGTCGAAGTATTACGACGAATCAGCCAAGCACTTCGTGAAGGCGGGGAATGACCAGACCGCCGCGAAGATGCGGTGGAGCTCTATAGAGTCCCAGGGGAAGGCGAAGAAGCCATGAAGAATCACCGCACCCCCCTCGTCTTTGATTCCCAACCCCTCACGCGCCGCTCGCGCACCAAAGAGGGTTACCTCCTAGTGCCCGGCCTCATCGCGGCGTCGGACAACGTGCAGCCCTACTTCGCCCGGGAGCTCGGGCTCGACAAGCAGGGCCTGCCGCCTAACCAAGTCGTCCGCGTATTCCGCCCCAAGGCGGAGGTGGACAAGGCGGTGTCGTCCTTCGACGGTCTGCCCGTGACCCTCGAGCACCCCACGCGGATGGTTAACGCGAAGACCTGGCGGACGGTGGCACGGGGTGAGTCCCGCAACACGCGGGCGGTAGATAGTGGGCTTGAGTCAGACCTCCTTATCCGGGACGAGACGACTATCGGGGAGATCGAGGCGAATATCCGCAAGGAGCTCTCGGCGGGGTACGACTTCCACATCGAGTTGACGCCGGGGTCTCATAAGGGCACGGCTTATGACGCCGTCGCCTCAGACTTTATAGGAAATCACATCGCGGTCACGAAGACGGCCCGAGGCGGGCACGACTGTCGGGTCGCAGATGCTCAACCCAAAGGAGACAAGAAAATGAGAGTACTCGTGTTTGATGCTCTGCTGTTGGGTCTGCCGGCCGGGTCCGCCGCCACGCAGATCTCGATCGAAGACGATGCAGTCGCCAGCCAGGTGGATAGTCTCGTGCGTGCGGCCGCTCAGGCCCGCGACGCGGCGGTCACCGAGCGCGACGCCGTCATCACAGAATGCACGGAGAAGCTCGAGGCCCTGGCCAGGGACAGCCAGGAGCAGCTCGAGGCCCTAGAGGCGAAGTTGCCGGGCCTTATCGAGGCGGCTGCGCAAGACCGTGCGAGCGTGCTTGCTGGCGCCGTGAAGCTGGGCCTCACCCTCAAGGCTGAGGGCAAGGATACGCTGACCCTGCGTCGCGAGGTTTTGACCGAGGCGGGTAAGGATGCCGGCCGCAAGGCCGTCATCGATGCCATGGTCCCCGACCTGGCGAAGCTGGACGAGGCCTCGGCGAAGTTGGCGACTGCCGCCCTGTTCGCCATGGACAGTGGCAAGAAGACCCCTGCCAAGGCGCACGACGCTCTTGGTCATGCCCTCACCCAAATGAAGGTCGAAGGGAAGGACGGTACGTGTGCCGCTCCTACCGGCCGCGCCGCCATGATGAACAACAGCGCCAACGCCTGGCGCCGTGAGGGAAAGAAATAGCCCGGGACGCCCCGGTTAACCAACGACCCCAACAAGGAGAAAACCAATGGGAGCACCGAATCTGACCCCGGGCGGCCTCGAACCCGCGCGTGGGTACGACGGCCAGACGAGCCGTGGGACCGAGACCATCATCGACAGCCTCGTGAACAGTGGGGCCACCGCCATCTCCCCCGCGCAGTGCGTGGGACGTGACCCTGCCAACTCAAAGTGCCTGCGCCTGGCCCACTACGAGGACGAGCTTCTGGGCCTCGTGCACCGGGACATCGTCACGCACAGTGCAGACGCCAGCGGCAACGTGACGTTCGGACAATACCGTGACGTCCCGTTCATGCGCCTCGGGTTCATGAACGCCACCCCGACCGAGAACGTCAACGCCGGTGACGGCGTCGTCGCCATCTTCGACGGCAGCAGCCATGTTTTCACCGGGCTGGGAAGCACGGTGAATGGCATCAACACCACGACCCGCCGCCTGCTCAAGGGGCACAAGTGGGAAACCGACACTGCCGCTAACGCCTCGGAGCCCGGTGAGCTGAGCGTGCTCGGCACCAACTCCGTCAACTACGTGACCTACTAACGGTAGGCGCTGAACCAACAACCCTTAGCTAGGAGAAGCAGAGATGAAAGTTCAAGCCATGGACAGCGCCGGCCAGCTGATCGAAGCCGACGTGGCGGATGACCGCTACCAGGTATTCGACAGCTACGTCGTGGCCAACAAGGCCAGGCTCATTGTGCCCCCGACGGGGTACGTCGGCGTCATGGACGCCGACGCCGCGATGAGCTTCCTCGTGTCCCAGCTCGCCTACACGGAGAGCAAGGTCTTCGAGAAGTTCCGCACCCCGATGCAAAACGAGAAGTTCATTCCCCAGCGGTTCGACGCCGGTGAGCATGTTGAGACCATCCGCTACGAGGTCTTCGATTACGTCGGTGATACCGACGATGCGAGCCCGAAGGCCAACACCGCCAAGACCGTGGACGTCGGCTTCAGTCAGACGGACTACGGGGTGCGAGATGGGCAGGTGATGTACGAATACTCACAACACGACCTGCGGGTCACCGCGTTCCTGCGCAAGCCGCTGCCCGAGGCCAAGATGACGGCCGCGGTGCAGACGTACAAGCGGCGCATGAATAAGGTGGGTCTGTTCGGCCGTGCGGAGTACGGCCTCGAGGGGTTGTTCAACAATAGCCTCGTGCCGACGGCTACGCTGCCCTACGGCAACTGGACGGCGA